TTACAGGCCCATCGCGCGGCGAAGGTCCGACGCGAGGTCCATGCCGTTGATCTTCTCGACCGCGTTCACGAAGTCGAGCTCGATGAGGTCGCGCCCGTTCACGGTCAGCTTGTAGTAGCTGGCGTTGGTCGTGATCTTGAATTTAGTGTCTTCCTTCGCCTTCGCGGTGCCCATGTCGATCTCTTCGTGGCGGCCCTTCACTACCACTTCGATCTGGTCGTGCTTCTTGCTGTCCTCGCGACGATAGCCGCCGGCAAAGCGCAGCAGCACGCCGTCGTGCTGTACGGCGCCGTACTGTTCGAGCACTTCGACCATGAAGCCGCCGCACGTCCACTCGAGCTGGAGCTCTTCGCTGCCGTAGTCGATTTTCACGGGGCCGGTCATGCCGCTGCCCTGCCACGCTTCCATCTTGCGCTTGAGCTTCGGCAGGTTGAGCTCTTCGACTTCGCCGACGAAGTTCGCGCCGTTGTGAAAGACGTTGAAGCCCTTCAGTTTTCGAGCATACCCATTGCATTTGACTCCTGTTAGCCGCCACGCGCGCCGGGAAATCGGCGAGGAAGCGGTCGGTGATGCGCTGGCGCAGCACCAGATTTTCGAGAGGCGGAACCGGCGTGTAGTCGTAATCGATGTACGCCTTGCCGGACGCGAGAATGTCGGCCGTGTTCGGCTCCGGATCGATCCACGCGCTACCGCCGATCAGGTAGCCGTTCGCGACCTGCTGCCGAAACCAGCCGTTGATGCTTTCCACGATGTCGCGCGCGAGCGACGGATTCAGTGGGCCGTCGACGACGGGCATCTGCGCTTCGGCGATCGAATCGGCGGCCACCTGAGCGGTGCGCGTGTAGTTCTCGAACGCGAACTTCGGATCGTCCGAGCACGTGCGCGAGCCCAACGCGGCGACGCCCGTCGAGCGGATCGGCACGGCGTGGATGATTTCAGGCGCGGCGAGGTAGCCCATCACGAGCGAGATGAGCATGTACGCGGCGCGCTTCGCGAGGCCGAGGTCTTTCGACGTGACGACGACGAGCGCCGCGCCCGCGAACGCGCCGATTAGCGCGTCGCCGTCGACGCCCGGCGCGATGCCGGCGAGGGCCGACCGCGGCGAACAGCGCCGCGCCGAAGAAGTGTTCGGTTCAGCCATTCATTCGGCTCCGGTCAGTCAAACAGTTGCAATAGCGGCGTGGTCGTCTCGATCGCGCGGCGCTCGGGCATCTCCACGACGGTTCCCATCGGCAGCACGACGCCGAGCTCGGCGAGGCCGGGGTTCGCTTCGAGCACGGCTTCGACGGGTTCCCGCCGTGCTGCCGTAGTGGTCGCCAGCACAGCGCGTCGAGCGTCTCGCCTTGGAGCGCCGCGATCTTCATTGCCCGAGCGCCTGCCCGTCGCGATCGAACAGGCCGAGCACGCGCGGCTTGAGCCGGGCTCGCCGGCGCGCGATCACGGCGGCTCGTATGGCCGCCTCCGCGCCGGTGCGATCCGAGCAATAGGCAATCTCAAGCCAGAACAGGCCAGCGACGCGCTGCTGCACCTGGCACGCGCCGGCGCAGAACAGCTTCCCGCCGCGCACGCGGGACTTGCGCGAACTGACGAATGCGGTACAGGGGGGCGGGCCATCAGATCAGTTCCACCGTCGAGCGCGCCAGGCCGAGGATGTCGCTGATCGCCCATCGCGCGGCGCGGCGTGCGTCGTCGACCGTCGCGGCCAGATCGGCCGCGACCTGGCCGCCGCTCTTCGTCGTGTCGTAGCCGCGGTACTTCTCCCGTCACGTCCGCGTGCGTCAGGTGGTACACCGCGCGCCGGTAGCGGCCACGTGTGCCGATTCGCCATCGATGCGCGGCGCCGGCACGTCGGCGAGCGTCGCCGCGCCCGCCGCGCGCTGCCGGGCGCGCCACGCGGCGAGCTCGTCGTTCACGGTCAGCAGCGCGTCGCGCGCGGCGTGCCGCAGCCGCTCGGCCGTCACGGTGCCGTCCAGGCGCATCGCGTCGCGCAGCGCGGACAGATCGATGTCCGGGAAGAAGCCGTCGTTCGTCAACGTGCCTTCGATCGGCGTCGCCGCGACGGCGGGCGCGGCGGTGGCAACAAAGCTGTTCATGGTCGGTTCGCAATGAGGTGGCGGTGGACCGGCGCACAAGGCCCGTGACCGTCAGGCGTAGGGCCTGGGCGCCGGTGCCGCCATGCCGAGGTGGGCTCTTTACTTGCCGTCGGCGCCGTCGCCCAGACGGCCCGCGGCTTCGACCTGCTTCGTCAGTCGGTCGATGTCCTTTTTCACGCCGACGCGATCGTTCAGCGCGACCGCGCGGCGCAGATAGTCGAGCGCGCGCGCCGGCGCGGCGGCTTGCGTCGCGTAGCCGAGCGCCTTGTACAGCTTCGCGCGCACCTGGTCGTGCATGTCGGCCGCGCGCGTCAGATCGTCGACGAGCTCGAGGCTCGCCGCGTCGAACGTCTCGCCGTCGAGGAACGACGACAGCGCGGCGTCGGCGAACTGCTCGGCGACGAGCGACGCGAGCGAGCGCTCGAACTGGTCGGGCAGCGTGAGCCCGTTCGAGAGCGCGTAGGCCGCGATCGCGAGCGCGCCGTCGAAGTCGCCGGCGTCGATGCGCCAGACCATGACCGTCACGAGCACGTCGTCCTGCGCGCCGCGGCCGCCGCTCAACACGCCCGCCACGTAGTCGGCATAGTCCGGCAGCAGCTTGCGTTTCAGCTCGATCTTCCGCTCGATCGACTGAATGCCCTTGAGCGCGCGGCGGTCGGCCGCGAGCTTCGCGAGCATCAGCTCATAGGCGGTCGCGCCCTTCATCGTCGCGCCGGGCGACGCGGCGGCCGCCGCGCGCGCGGCCGAGACGCGATTGAAGTGTGCGCGGGCGGGCGTGTTGATCGTCATGCCGCCGCCAGTTCGATGTTTTCGGCCACGCAGCCGCAACCGAAGTCTTCGACCACGTAGGCGTCGTTCGACGATTCGTAGTTCTCGATGCGGTCGCGTTCCGGCACTTCCTTCAGCGTGCGCCGGCGCGCGCCTTCCTGGTAGTAGATCGACAGATTTGACAGCTTCGTGACCATCAGCGCGCGCTTCGGGAAGAACGGCACGCGCACGGCCGGCAGATTGCCGATGCGCTTCTGGCTCACGATCAGATCGGCCGCGAGCCGCTCGGTCGGCGCCTGCGTCGCGTTGACGATCGGGAAATACTTGTCGTGCAGCAGCTCGCGGCCGCAGATCACGACGAGGCCCGTGTCTTCCTGGAACCACGGGTCGATCATCGACGACACGATATCCATCACGAGCGCGTCGAGGTTCTCGTAATCGCCCGCCTTGCCGACGAGCACCTTGCCGGCCTGCTTCGCGCCTTCGTGCAGCACGCGCTGCGCTGCGCGCTCGCGGTACTGTTGCAGCCAACCGATGTTCACGTCCTGCAACAGCGGGTTTGCCTGACGGTCAGTCGTCGCGGCCGCCTTCACGCCATTCCAGCCGATCATGATGCGATCGAGCGCCCCCTGGTTGAGGATCACGTCGCGGATGCGCTGCTGGAAGTCGGCGAACTTCGCCCACATGTCGAGCTTGCGATACGGAATCGCCGTGTCGTAGTCGGTCTTCTCGCAGCGGTAGCGGTTGCTGTCGAGCGCCGTCGGGTCGATCGGTTGGCGTGCGGCCTTCGTCGTGTCGGTGCGGCTCGCGATCGGGCCGGACACGGACAGGCCGAGCTTTTCGCCTTCGAGCTCGGTCACGGGCAGCACGTTGATGCGCTTGAGAAACTCGCTCGATTCCTGCATCTTCGTTTCGAGCCGCTGTTGCACGGTCGGCTCGACCGCGAACTTCTTCGACACGTCACCCGTGTCGTTCAGCTTGGCGATTTGCGCGGCGTACTTTTCATATGCCTGGCGCGTTTCCTTCCTCATCGGGAAATTCTCCTGTGTGGTGTGCGGGATGGGTCAGCAATCGGTCACGAGCTCGCCCGTCGAGCCGGTCGACGGCGGGCGCTGCGGCGCGCCGTTGTCGGTGTTCGACAGCTTCTCGGTCAGCGCTTCGATGGCGGCGAAGGCTTCATCGGCGCGCTTCTTCGCGTCGGCCGCGGCGCCCGTCGCGCTCGTGACAGCCGTGCTCAGCGTCGCGACTTCGCGGCCCGTGTGGTGCGCATGGATGGCGACCCGCTCGACCGCTTCGCGCACGTCGGCGAAGCGCTCGTCGTCGTTTTCGCGGTTGCGGGCGAACAGGCCCTTTACCCATTCCTTGAGGCCGGCCGTTTCGGCCGCGCCTTCGAATTCGATCGCCGTCTCGCACGCGGGCGTATAGAGGTTGTTCGAGTGCTTCGCGGCGAATTGCAGCGCTTCGGTGCCGAGGCTCGCCGGGTCGTCGGTCGCCGCGAGCCCGACGAGATACGCCTCGCCGATGTCGGCGAAGTCGGGATTGATCTCGATCGACGTGAAGAGCTTCTGGCGCTTCTTCGACAGCGCGACGAGCTCGTCGGTCGGATCGATCTGCGCATACAGCGCCATCTTCCCTTTCAGCGGGCCGTCTTCGATCTCGGCTGCCTTCAGCGCGATCACGTCGCCATACGCGCCGAACGGGTTGTTCGCCGACAGCGGCGCCCAGCCCTTGATGTGCTCGACGTTCACGCGTGCGCCGTACAGCTTCGGGTCGTAGTGCTTCGCCATCTGCGTGAGCCATTCACGCTTGATCTCGCGACCGTCGACGGTCGCGCCTTCCACTGCGACGCGGAAGAATTTCGTTTTGCTTGCCATAGAGAAGGTCGAACATGGTTGAGTGAGCGTGGTTCTCATGTTCGGCGTTCACGCGCCACGGCTCAATCCGCGGCGTTTGTGGGTCACGCGGGTACAGCGCGCTGCGCGTGCTCGCGCGCACGCGGCGGCCTACGCTTGGCCGCATGCTCGAAACCACGGACCCTCATCAGCTCGAAAACGACGTGCGCAAGGTCGCGCGCACGCTCTATTGGCAAGGCTGGCGCATCGCGTCGATCGCTCGCCATCTCGACATCAAGCCCGCGACCGTCGCGTCGTGGTGCCGCCGCGAAAAGTGGAAGGACGCAACGCCCGTCGAGCGCATCGAGGCATCGCTCGAAGTGCGCATGATGGTGTTGATCGCGAAGGAGAAGAAGGACGGCGCGGACTACAAGGAAATCGACCTGCTCGGCCGCCAAGTCGAGCGGCTCGCGCGCGTGCGCAAGTACGACGAGACGGGGAAGGAATCGGATCTGAACCCGAAGATTGCGTCGCGCAACGCTGGCCCGAAACGCCGTGCGCCGCGCAACGAAATCAGCGACGAGCAGCACCAGCGCATCATCGAAGCGTTCCGCGATTCGCTGTTCGACTATCAGAAAGTCTGGTATCGGAACGGCGATCAGCGCACGCGCAACATCCTGAAATCGCGGCAGATCGGTGCGACGTGGTACTTCGCGCGCGAGGCGCTCGTCGACGCGCTCGACACCGACCGTAATCAAATCTTCCTGTCGGCGAGCAAGGCTCAGGCGCACGTCTTCAAGCAGTACATCACGCAGTTCGCGCGCGCGGCGGCCGACATCGAGCTCACGGGCGATCCGATCATCTTGCCGAGCGGCGCGACGCTGTACTTCCTGGGGACGAACGCGCGCACCGCGCAGTCGTACCACGGCAACTTCTACTTCGACGAATACTTTTGGGTTCCGAAGTTCCGCGAGCTGAACAAGGTCGCCTCCGGCATGGCGATGCACAAGCGCTGGCGCAAAACTTACTTCAGCACGCCGTCGAGCGTCACGCACGAAGCGTACGCATTTTGGAGCGGCGCGCACGCGAACCGTGGCCGTGCCGCGGCCGACCGCATCCAGATCGACACGAGCCACGAGGCGCTCGTGCGCGGCATGTTGTGCGAGGACGCGCAGTGGCGGCAGATCGTGACCGTGCTCGACGCGATGGCGGGCGGCTGCGACCTGTTCGACATCGACGAACTGCGCCGCGAGTACAGCGCCGAGGAATTCGCGAATCTGCTCATGTGCCAGTTCATCGACGATTCGCTGTCGGTGTTCAAGCTGTCGGACCTGCAACGCTGCATGGTCGACTCGTGGGAAGAATGGGCGGACGACTTCTCGCCGCTGCTGCTGCGGCCGTTCGGCTATCGCGAGGTGTGGGTCGGCTACGATCCGGCGCTCACGGGCGACTCGGCGGGCCTCGTCGTCGTGGCGCCGCCACGCGTCGACGGCGGCGCCTTCCGCGTGCTCGAACGTCACCAGTTCCGCGGCAACGACTTTGAGGAACAGGCCGCGGCAATCGAGGCGATCACGCAGCGCTACAACGTCGGCTACATCGCGATCGACACCACGGGCATGGGGCAAGGCGTCTACCAGCTCGTGCGCAAATTCTTCCCGGCCGCCGTCGCGCTGAACTACTCGCCCGAGGTGAAAACCCGCCTCGTGCTCAAGGGCCAGTCCGTCGTCCGGAACGGCCGCCTGCAATTCGACGCGGGCTGGACCGATCTGGCCGCGGCGTTCATGGCGATCAAACAGACGATGACGGCGAGCGGCCGTCAGGCGACCTACACCGCCGGCCGTACCGACGAGACGGGCCACGCCGACCTGGCGTGGGCGTGCCTGCACGCGATCGATCGCGAGCCGCTCGCCGGCGGCGGCATTCATTCATCTTCATTCACGGAGTTTTACACATGAGCAAGCGCCGATCGCGCGCGCCGCGCACGTTCGCGGCCGCGCCCAATCCGAGCGCCGGCAGCGCCGCGCCGGCGCGTGCCGAGGTCTTCACGTTCGACGATCCGACGCCCGTCATGAACCGGGCCGAGATTCTCGATTACGTCGAGTGCTGGTCGAACGGCGAATGGTTCGAGCCGCCGGTCAGCTTCGCCGGCCTGGCGAAATCGTTTCGCGCGAGCACGCACCATAGCTCGGCGCTGTTCTTCAAGGCGAACGTGCTGGCGTCGACGTTCCGCCCGCACCGCTGGCTGTCGCGGCACGCGTTCGAGCGGTGGGCGCTCGATTTCCTGACGTTCGGCAACGGCTATCTGGAACGCCGCCGCAACATGGTCGGCGGCACGCTGCGGCTCGAGCCCGCACTCGCGAAGTACGTCCGGCGCAAGGCCGATTTCAGCGGCTTCGTGTACGTGAACGGCTGGCAGGAGCGGTACGAGTTCGCGCCCGACAGCGTGTTCCAGCTCGTGCGGCCGGACATCAATCAGGAGGTCTACGGCCTGCCCGAGTATCTGAGCTCGCTGCACTCGGCCTGGCTGAACGAATCGTCGACGCTGTTCCGGCGCAAGTATTACGAGAACGGCAGCCACGCCGGCTTCATCCTGTACATGACCGACGCCGCGCAGAAACAGGACGACGTGGACAACATGCGCGACGCGCTGAAGAACGCGAAGGGGCCGGGCAACTTTCGCAACGTGTTCATGTACGCGCCGGGCGGGAAGAAGGACGGCATCCAGCTCATTCCCGTGTCCGAGGTCGCCGCGAAGGACGAGTTCTTCAACATCAAGAACGTGACGCGCGATGACCTGCTCGCCGCGCACCGCGTGCCGCCGCAGTTGCTCGGCATCGTGCCGAGCAATTCGGGCGGGTTCGGTACGCCGGATACCGCCGCGCGCGTGTTCGGGCGCAACGAAATCAGGCCGCTACAGGCGCGCTTCGCCGAGCTGAACGACTGGCTCGGCGACGAGGTTGTGACGTTCGACGATTACGAGATTCCGCCGGCGCCAGCGGCCGCGTAGCACAACTTGCGTCTTGACCTGTTAGGATCGGCGGGACGCTGACAAATGCGAGGGGGACCATGAAATTCCAGTTGGAAAAAGTGAAGCCCTGGGCGGAATTCGCGCTCACCTGTGCGTCGTTGATCGCCATACCGGTTGCAGCGTGGTGGGCGTATCACAACTTTTCGGTCGAAGACACGCACGAAATCAACCCTAATATCGGCGTATCAGCGGACGTGCAGCCCTATGACGAAGACCGGCGACTGCTGGTTGTACATGTGCGCCCCAAGAACGTGGGCAAGGTGCCGATCGAGCTCGACGGTGGAAAGAGCGGGGATATTGATGTCGAGGTTAAGGTGCTTCCCCGCAAACTGCCGGATGGGCATCTCGATCCCGCAAAGCTACCCGTCAAGTTCCCGGCGCGGAATATCGTGTCTCGGTTCGACGGCGGGTACGTGTTGGAGCCGGGCATCGACTACGACGAAATCGAAACCTTTGTCGTACCGAAAGACGCAACGTATATCGTGCGCGCTGTGATGAGTCATTTCGATAGCGACCCAGACGACGAAGTTGATGCGTCGTGCGTGGTCGTCGTCACCTGACCGTCGTATCAATTCCCGAACTCGTCGTCCGGTCACGCACCCGCATCCGGCGATAACTCAACGAATCCATGCGGCAGGGCCGCGCACCGGGCAATCGGGCGCGGTTTTTTTTGCGCCCGGTGAACGCAAGCCGCAGAGCGACTCGGCAGGACGGCGCATAGGGTATCCCCTCACTGTCCCGCCTGTGTCCCGACTAGCGTCCCGTTGTCCCGTCTGGCGTCCCATTGTCCCGAACACTGTTGCCGCGAGGCCGCGAAAGCGGTATAGGGCGAATCCGCCGGTGCGGATAGAGGGCCTACAGGGGCTTGGCGTTGGCAGGGTGGCCCGCGTTCGGGTCGAGCGCCGCGAGCGACTCTGCGAGGCCATGACGCGGCTGCACGGGGGCGTTTGAGGGTCCGACCCGCCTGCACCAGCAGGCCGCCGCGGCGGCCTTTGCGCGGTCCCCCTCCTCGCCCGCGGTCTTTCTTGATGGGGCAGTTTTCATGCATTCGCCGCCCAGCGTCCGAGCGCCTACTGGCGCGGGCTTCGCGCGATTTCGCATGGTGGCAAATTCGTGCATTTTCATGCGCTTTCGTGCAGAATTTGGCACCACTATTGCAACTCGCGCAATGGCACCCTTGCCGTTACGGCGACGGCGGCAGCTTCGGCATCTTGTGCAGCGCTTCCCAATAGCCGTAGATGCGATCGGGATCGATATCGAATCGGTGCAGCCAAGCCTCTGTCGAGACTTCGGTGTTTAAAAGCGGCGCGGTGCTATTCGGCGTGCCGCTCTGAAGCGTGCCGACGGCATCGGCAATGAGTGGGCGCAGCGCCTGATTCACGAGTACATATGCTGGCGGCGGTTCGGGCGCTTGCCCCTTCTCCCCTGCGATTCCCGTTTGCGGTGCCACTCCTGCTTGAATGAGCAAGCCGTCATTACCGTAAGACCGCAGCCCGAACCAATCGGGAGGGAGAGCCAGACTCTGCCGCCCGCCGAGCTCGCGCACCATATCGGCATTGATTGCCGTGAGCCAGTCGACCGTTTTGATACGGTTCGTGAGTCGGCGCACCCCCCTTCGAACTGGGTCACCTACATCGAGCCCCGGACCATAGCGACGGGCCAGAAAATACTCCGACGCCTCGTTCGGATCGCGCCGCAGCAGTGACAGATTCACCGCATACCCGGCATGCCCATGTACGGCGTCCAGATCGTCGGCCGCTTGTGCGAAAAGTGCCTGAAAAACATTCGGGCACAACGTCAGGAACGCTGGCGGGACTGAGAACGACAGCACATCGAGCCCGCGATTCAGCGCTGCTTGCCAATCTTCGAGACAGAACGTCACAAACTCCATCGCCCCCGCGCCTTCTTTCTCTTCCGCATCTGACAACCCGACGACGAGTAGATCATCAGACGGAGTGTCCTTCGCGAGCGAGGAAAACGACGGAGCTTTTTCAATCGCCGTCGGTTGCTTCCCCTCCTGATAGAGCCAGCGGAGTGGCGTGCCTTTCGATGGTTCGCGTCCTTGCGATTGCGCAAGTGCGTGCTGATATGTGCGAAGCGCAGCGTCGTAGCGTTGGAAGCAACGAGTTAACGCCTCGCGCCTCTGCGGCGTGTGCCCGTCTCGGAAGTACAGTACGCCGCGGACGGCCAAAATCGCGCCTACGATCCTGCGTTGATGGTTTGGCTCAAACAGCCCATAAGGGAGTGATCCGGCCCGGCCCGGATCATTCGCCCATGCGGCCAGTTCATCTTGCGTCATTGCCATAATTAGAATCAGGGAAGCGGTAACGGTACGGGGGGAATCGGCGGCATCAGCGGCATGATACCGCCCGACGACGGCAGCTTGTCGCCGAACATGTCTTCCAGATTGGGTTGCTTTTGAGTGGAGGTCGACGGCTGCGATTGACGATCCGCCTCGCCGCACCGGCAATCTTCCGGCCCAATCGCCGCAAGCTTTCGGTCATCGCCGGCGATATCCAGATACGCCTCGCGCTGGCCCTTCGAAAAGTCGTCGGGCGGAAACTTCATCTCGACAATCTGCTTGATGTTGGACTGGACCGGCGGCTGGCTTGGATCGTTCACGATCACGACATCAGGCCGGCGGAAGTACGTCTTCTTCGCTTGCTTGTATGCGTCCATGCCGCCCGGAAAATACTTCTGAATCCATGCGGGCAACCAGCTATGCGGCATGAGCGGGTCGGCACTACTCATCACGGGCGCGGGGGGAGATTGCCGCATGTCGTAAGTGACTTCCGGAAGATACTGCGTCGGCGCGCCGGTCAGCCCTTTGGCGACCAAGTTTTTCGCCTTCAGCCGTTGCGATACGCATGCCTGGCGCAAAATCTTGCCGTCCGTCGTCGCGACACCGACACGGCTGCAACGGCAAATCGCATCACATAACACCGCATGATCCTGCGGCGACAATTGCCCGCGGCTCAACCCAACTCGCGTGGTTTGGCCTTCGCCCGTCGACATGCCGCCGACGGCGTTGCTTGTTCCGTAGTCGCTCATGCGGGGCTCGCGCCCGAGTTGGTGAACGTCAGCGACGAAGCTTCGTCACTGTCGAGCCAGCTTGTGAATCCGTTCGCGTCGGTTTGACCGTGGACGGTCCGACCGTCCGCGGACGTGATCGTATATGCGTGATTCGCGAGTGGCTCGCGTGTATGGTCATCGAGCAACTGGAAGCGGCCGCGATACGGTTCATTCGGCGCCGAGCGCGCCTGCGCGATGACGCTCTTTCCGCCGCCAATGGGGCTACCTTGGCCCGCCGTGGGCGCAACCGTTGCGGTGCCTTGCGAAGCGATCAGCGTCGCACCGCATGCCGTCTTGTCGCCATCGGTCGCGACCGGCCGGTCGCCGAACGTCATGTTGAGTCCGCTTTTCACGCTCACGATCGGATAGATTCCGCCGCAGCGCGGGCACGTCACCATATCGCCGAGCAGCGCAATTGCCTTGCCGTAAACGAGATTGGCCGTGTTACAGCCGACGACACGGCCGCCGTGCGTCGTCGTGTCGCCTTCGCAGATGAATGCAAATCCCATGTTGACAACCCCCGGAGTATTTGGCGGGGAATGTAGCATGTACTCCAGAGCGCTAATCCTGTCAGTTTTGTCAGGGCTGCTGCGCTCATGATGCGAGCGTCGTCAATCGCGCATCGTCTCGTCAACGAAGCGCGACGCGCCCAAGGCGAGCACGGCGTTTCGCGATATACCCATTGCATGCGCCGCACGGTCGACGCGTTCGAGCAGTTCGGCATCAATATCCATGCTGATTTTTTTCTTTCTCGGCCGGCGCGGCACCGTCGGGCTCTGCGGCTCGACTGTTACAACAGGCGGTGCCGCCGGCCGCGCGTCAGGTGCACCCGAAATGAATGCGGCAATCGCCGCCTCGCCTTGAGAAAGCGTCGGTCTTTTCGTAATCGACATGTCAACCCCTATCTATTAACTGTCCTCTCGATACCATGTCGATATCCATTCGATATCGACATGATGTCTTTTCACTAGCGCGCGAGCGCCCCGCTTGCTCGCAGCACGGCATCCTGCACACGTTCGATTTCTGCACACGCTACGGTGTCGCGGCGCGGCATTTCTTCGACGTGCAACCCGGCCGCGCTCGCGTTCGAGAACGCTTTGCGACGATGCAGACGGCACGGCAGCAATTCGATGCCCGCGTAGCCCGCGATAATCGATTCGGCGTCGCGATTGTCCGCCCCTTGCACATCCGCGGCGTTCAGAAAAGCGAATGCGCGCAGCTCGCGCACTGCGCGAGCCTCATCGAGCAATTTCGCCATGTCATCGAGCGCCCACACGTCGAAGGATCGCGGGAGAACCGGAATCAACACCGCGTCGGCGACGGTCAGGGCCGCCCGGAACGCACCGGAGTCGCGCCCGCCAACGTCGATCACGACCTGATCGAACTGCACGCACTGCTGCAGCACTTGGGCCCGCAACGACGGGCCGTCCGCATAGGCCGACGCCGCGATCAACGGCCGGCCCGTGTGTGCGCGAGCCGTGATCGCCGACAGGCTCGTTCGCTGGCTGTCACCGTCGACGAGCCAAACGCGCGCGCCGTCGAGCGCCAGACCGATCGCGAGCTGTACCGCAGTCGTCGACTTGCCGACGCCGCCCTTCGGGTTTCCCACTGCCAGAATCATCAACCACCCCTATCTCTGTTCGATATCGAATCGATATCGACTCGATGCCGTTTAGACACCGTGTCGATACCGCTCCACTTCGCAGCAGCTCAGACAGCGAGCCGCATCTGTTCGCCGACGCGCTCGCGCCGCTGCACGGGCGCCGTCGGCGTCATTTCGAGCCGTGCGCGGTACGTATGGCCGCACACTACGTCATCGCACTGGTAATCGATCTCCCACGCCAGCGCGGACTTCTGTTCCAGCACGCGGGCGATGCCGCGCGCGCCGCAGTGAGGGCAAGCAATCGTGAATCTCACTTCGCCGCCTCCATCAGCCGGAGCGTCGTGCGCGAATCGACAAAGCCGCGCAGTCGATCCGATGGCCGCACATCGAGCGCGACGTGGGGCCGCGGCCGCGCCGGGGGCGACAGCGAGAACAGGATTTCGAGACCGGCCGGCGTTCGAAAGCCGCAGTCGTCGCATACGAAGTAGAGGCGGCGCAGCGTCGCCGACATCGCTTCCGTATGGCGTGCCTCGATTTCGCCTCCGCAGCACGGGCATTCGATCGTCATATGCGTCATAGGGTGTTCCTCACTCTACAGGTTCCGATGACCCCGTTTCGCGCCGTTCCCTACCCCGTGGGCACCGATCCGTACAGCTTCCGCGGGTGTCTCGGCCACCCCTGGCCGATCGTCCCGCGTACAGTTATTGACACGAGTCCAAGGGCGGGCGGCTCCGCCGCCGCGCCGAACGACCCGCCACTCGTGGCGCGTCGATGGAACGAAAATCTTCGTCTCGCGCGAGTACGGGCAGAGCCCATCGACGATGTGCGCAACGCCGAGCGCCTCGACGCCGTGCGGCACTCGCACCGGGCCGATGCCGTACCGCCCTTCGCGCTGCTCGACGGTATGGCGCACGTACACGATGCGCGCTTCGCCGGCGATACCTCCCATTGCGCGCGAATACTCCGCCCAGTCCGCCGCGTGCTCGTCGGTCTTCTGCGCGGCAGTCCACGCAGCGCGGATACACGGCGCTTCGTCCTCGCTCGGCAAGTCCTCTTCCTTGACGCGGCGCAGCTCGCGCCATACGCCGACCGGCGCCCCGCCGAACTGTTGGAACTGACGGATACCCCACAGCGCCGCCCATGCCTCGACACGCTGCGACGGCGTGATTTCGTCTCCGTCCCACATGTCCGCTTGGATGACGTAGCCGTCCTGCGTCTTGTGCTCGCCGACCGCATGGCCGTCGATGTTCTTGCTGATGTACTTCGCGACGTAACCGACCGCCGAGCCTTTCGCCCGGTCGATCATCTCGAAGCGCACACGATGGCGCTGCGCACCTGGCTCGTCGCCGGAATCGCGCAGGCCGTGCTTGCGCATGACGGAGCAGAATCGTTCGATCTTGTCGGCAAATACCAAGCCGTGCCAATGAGGCGTACCGTCGTGATTTGGCTCGGCAACGCGCATCCCGAAATAGACGACGCCTTCGCGCTTCAGCTCGGCACGAGTCCGTTGCCATACCTTGCGCAAATATGCTTGCGCCGCGCGCGGATCGACATCGTCATAGCGCGGGTTCGGGCGAACCCAACTGTCCGTCGTCGTGACCGCGTGAAATCGGCTCGGGCAGGTCAATGTGAACATGACGCCCCGAAACTTCGCGTCGTCGGCAAGCTCTTCAAGCCCGCGCAGACGCGTGAACAGCTCGCCGCGCTTCATCGCCTTGTTTGATATGCCTTTTGCCGCCAGTTCAGCGAGCGTGAATTGCTGGCCGACCTCGTTCTCCATCGTCACGGATTCGAGCGTGCGCGCATTGCGCCGATTCTGTGCAACGCGACGACGCACGGCGTCATCACTCGCATACGGTTCTGCGCGACGATGCACGTAATGTAAGCGGATATTGCTAAATTCGAGCGCACGAATATGCATCTTGCGCAGTTGTCGCCGCCACCATAGCTCGCAGCGCACGCGTGCGACACGCTCGGCCGGATGCTCGAAATTGGGTAGGTCGACGCCATACATCGCGCACGCATTCTCCGCGACAATGTGCGCGTCGAGTATCGACAGCCCATGCGACCGCAGCGAGACATCGTTTGCGATTCGACGGGCTTTCAGACAGATTTCGAAATCATTGGCGTCCGGCCGGACAGGGAAACTGTCGGGGGCGTGCTCGTCGAGAAACTCGCGAATTGCACGCGCAGCTTCCGACACGTCGAACATACGATCCGCGACCTGCTGGTCGGGCCGTGCAAACTTCACGGCGCTCGCATGGCCGGCCGCTTCCGCGTGGCTCAGCGCGCGCCGATACCAACGCGCCGGCAGGCGCTTCGCGGCGGCCTTCGCTTCGGGGATTCCGGGCAGGAAATCCGCTACGTCGTACGCGTAGATCCACATTATCGAGCCCTCGCCGCTGCCGTCGCGAGCTGTTCGACGAGCTCGATTCGCTCACCGATCCAACGCATCACGGACACCGCCATGCTGTTGCCGAGCGCCTTGTAGCGCGGGCCGTCTTCCACGTGCGCTGTCCACGAACCGTCCAGATTGGGCACAAAGAGGTCCGGATATTTTCGGCACCGTTTGGCGCTCGGCCGCGCCCGCATTACACGCGTGCCTCTGCCGGTGCGTCGGCCTGCGTCCTCCGTGCGCCAAAGGTCGGCATACCTTCCTGCGCATCCTGCGCGCAGGCACACGGACTTGCTCCGCTGTCGGCTTCGATCACCCCTTCGCCATCGCAATGCGGGCATTCCGCCGCATGGGCCGGTGCGTCGGCCGGCGCAATGATCGCGCCGCAACTCTGCAACGCGCCCGCGACGGCCTCCCGAATGCCGGGCGCATCGTTCGCGAGCCGGGCTACTTCGTCCGTGAATTCCTCGGTCAATCCATCGTAGGGGATCAGAGTCACATCGGCCGGTGCGTCGGCCGGCGCGGGTTGCGGGGCGGCGAGCTTGCGAATTTCTGCTGCATAGTCAATCACGGTGCCGAGGCTGGCACTATCGATGTATTTCTCAGCTGCTTCGATTCCCATGCAGCGGCCAACCGTCAGCAGTGCCTGTGCCTCGTCCGCAGCGGGCGATGCTGCCGCGCGGGCTGCGGAGAGCGCCGCGGTAGACGCTCCGAGATAGACGGCCTGGACAGGGTACGATTTGGGGCGATCGGCATCGAGCGATGTGACGGCACTCGCCCACAGAGGGCCATTGCGAGGGTGAATCGGCACATAGGCATCCGGCTTGCGCATCTCCGCCGGCGCATCACCCTGAGATGCACGACCGAGCGCAGCGTCGGCCATGTCGAGGACTTGCGCAACGGTCTTCGTCACCGAGCCGATGCTCACCTTGTCGCTTTCTTTTGCCCCCTTCCAGCGGCCCGAGACGATCTCTTGAAGTGTTCCGGCTGCCCATTGGAGCGCCGCCCGTTCGTCGGCCGACCCGGACCAAGCGCCAGTTCCGCCGCACTCGGTACAATCGGGTCCGCTATGCGCTTGGCATTCGATAGTGCTGTGCTCGTCGGCCGGTGCTGCTGCCGCCATAGCGGGGGAGCGGGCGGAAGCGAGTCGCCGAAGCATCGCCGCAGGTTCGACGAGACCGTCCTTGTACAGCCAGCCCGCGATGATCTCAAGCCCCTTCGCGTCGTGGTCGGTGATCGCCGCCCCTTCCGCACCTGTCTCATTGGCAGAGGCGGCCAGATTCAAAGCGTTACGGATCGCCAGGATCACATTGCCTACTGTCGCGACATTCTGTCGAAGTGCGCCGGCGCCGACTTCGTGGTCGAAGGCGTTTTCTGCGAAGGCTCGAATCTGTTCTTCCGTCAGCGCATCAGCGCGGCTCTGTTGTTGGTCGTTCATGGTGGTGTCCTCAGGTAGTCAGTGATTGGACGAGCTCTATTCGCGAACCGTTGGGCGGTGGTGGCGCAAGACAGCGCACGGAAACCGCTCGATTTCGCTGAACCATGCTGGCCGCCAACCGAGTGGATGCCATGCCATCGACGCCGCTTCGATGCCCGAACAAACAGATCCGAAAATCACTCTTCTTTCCTGCAAGCGCCGTCACGCGATCCGCAGCTCGCGACCGTCTTCGCCCACGACGAACAGATTCACATCGCGGAGCCTGTAGTAGTTCTGATTTCCATGCACCGTGTATTCCCATTCCCCTTGGTGTTCGATATGTACCGGGAATCGTGCACCGGGCCGCGTCTGGCCGTAGTACTTGCTTGATTTTTTAATCTTCGCGTAAATCTGTTGGCTCATCAGATTCTCCATTCGTCGTTGTCGCGTGGCAGTCGCCCGACTCCAACGCTAAATTCGGATTCCCGTAAAAAAACGGGGCGCTCTCCAAGCCGCCCCGCCCAAAACTCGCCGTGCTATCCGAGGCCGAAAGTTTGCACGGCGAGTGACCACACGACAGCCCGGCTGCCGCGTGCTAAGCGCACGAAACCGGGCGAATCTCCTGCTGCACCGGCTGTTCCGGCTCACCATGTACACCGCACCACGCAATGACCGCGACGAGCGAAATCAACCAAATCGCCCAGAGCGGCAGCGTCTTCTCCTTCCTTTTCATCTGCTCTCCTATCGCAGAATCAACCGACGCCGCGCGAGCTTCGCGAGCAGTGGTCGCAATTCCTTCATCGCATTGGCCGCCGCTCGATCGCCGCGCGCCGTACGCGGTGGGGTGTACACAACGAAAGCCGGCACGCAAACGCCCGCGCCTATCCCAAGTTCCGCGAGGTCTTCGAACAGCGCTTCTCGCCGTTCAGCGACCCCGCGCTCGTTCGATTGCTCCATGCCCTACCACCGATGCGAAGCAAGCTGTAACGCTTCATCGCGCGTCATCATGACCGTCGTGTCGCTCGCGTCCGGCTGCTCGCACCAGTGATATTCCCGGCAACCCGACGGCGTTTTCACGATGAAGTAACCGCCGCGCATATACCGCTCAAAGAAAGGGCCGACTTCGACCACCCCCGGCGCAACGACGCGCGGCTGTGCCTGCGCAATATCGAAATCAGTCACGCGAGCCTCACAATCGAATACACCCGCCCGATGCGCTTCAACGTCGCGCGTGGTCGATCGACATCAGCCGCATCGCTCGCGCGACGGCGTGCCATCTGCTCCGCGTTGCTCGCGCGAATCATTCGCCGAATCGCAATCGCTTCCGCCTCTTGTTGATTAGGATTGCTATAAATATGAGCCATTGAATCACCCCGCTATGTGTGTTTGTGCTGTCAACAGTTTGGGTCGCTGCGGCGGGCTATACTTACTCGTCCCTCAAGACCCATCCAATCGCGATAAACAGAGGCAGAAATGAACACGAAGGATTCTCCGAATTCACCCGCAACTATCGAGAACGTGCAGCAATTCACGAACGCCGGTCTTTTCGTGACCGGCCAGATCATTGCGCGCGTTATCCCCGTCTTTCTCAGCCACCCTGTCACTGACCACGCCAGCCTCAAACGACTTATCGAGGCCCTTAAGGCACTCGGTAATGAACTCGCGAAGGAGTCGCCGCTGTTCAGCGTTCAAGTGATGGACGGCATCATCGGCGAATTGCTCGACAACCCGCACAAGGTCTTTCCACACGTTGCTTGATCGCAGGCGCATCAACACATCTTCGAACTCGCGAGCCCGCGCCCGCTGTGCACGGACTCGCTCGATCCAAGACTCGCCGCCATACACGAGCGCCTCGGCGACTAGCTGATAGGCAGCGACACCGTCCGCGGCCGAATTACCGCCACACGTGAGTACGGCACGGGTCAGCAACCGCCGTCGAACATCGTCGCGCACAACGTTCTGCGACATGACACCGGCAAACCGGATCGCCACGGTCCACAGTTCAAACTGGTGATCTGAAAGCAGCGATCGAGCGTTTGCGATGATGCGATCCGCGCACTTCAACTCGCGATACAACGCATCGACGCTGCCACCGTCAATCGCCGCTTGCCGTTCGTTGGCACGCGTGATGCCCTCTCCGATCACGGCGTCACGCTCGTTCATGTTCGCCCATTCCATCTTCTGGTCGAACGTGGCAACTGAAAGTGCGCTGCGGATGATGATGTGCGCGACGCGCAACTCGTCGCGCAGTTCGTTCAAGATCGTTTTCATGCCGCCCATCCCCCGCGGAGCGTAGCCGGCGTTTGCGTCCACTTTTGGACTAATCCGATCATTGCGTCCATAAACGCACGGAAATACGGTTCGATCGTCTGGCGCACCAGCGCCGAAGGTGTAAGCGTTTGTTGCAGCGAAACGTGCATCTGACTTCCCCTTTCTCAACCCCTTGAACGGTGTACGGCTTGAAAGTCGACCGGCGGCTGGATAGCTAGTCCAGCACCGGCGGGGTTGGGAACCGGCTGCCGTGTCGACAGGCGGATAATACTTCGCGACCTCGAAGCATGCAAGCCTCGAAGCATTTAGATCGCGAAGCATTGTGGCCATGAACGTTGCATGTTCGAGAACGTCGAAGTAATCTTGCCGTCGGGTTGATATTGATTTTTAAGGGGTTTCAATGAAGACGACCGTCGATTACCTCGACGAAGCCAAGCGTTGCCTTGGTGTCGAGTCCGACTATGCCCTGTCTAAGCGACTGGACATTCGCCAATCCACCATCAGCGGCTATCGTGCCGGCCGCAGTCATTTCGACGAGCTGACCGCGCTCAAGATCGCGCAGGCGTGCAATATCGATCCGATGGAAGTGATCGCAGCGGCCGCTTATGAGCGCGCAAAAACGCCTGACGTTCGCGATATCTGGATGGGGGCTTGGGAAAAATTTTCCAAGGGTTTTCGGTGGCTGGCGCTACCCGCTAACGCTTGCGGGGCCTTGGTCCCGCAGGTGTAA